TTCCGCCGCCATCTACGACCAGGTCATCAACCTCCTGCGGAAAATGGATACGGTGGACGCCTCCAAAGTGGGCATCTACGCCACTTCCGAAAGCACATGGATCTCATCGTATCTGCTGCAGCGCGATCCGGACGTCGCTTTTCAGGTGCTGCTCAGTCCGATGGTCTACGAGCCGCGGTATTCGCTGGGCTTCCTCGCCGCACAGGACTTCGCGCTCGTCGGCGCGCATGACGGCTACCAGTCGATCGTCCGCCGCGTATTCAATATCGACGCGTCCCTGTTCGGACTCACCAACCTCGACATCGACACGTTGACGCCGAAAGCGTATGCCATTCCGACATTGGTGGCATATGGCACGAAAGACGTCATGACCGCGCAGGTGGAAGGCACGGAGAAAATCGTCGATCTGGCTCACCAGGCCGGCAACTGGGACGTCACCATACGCACGTACCCTATCGCCAACCATGTGCTGAGGCTCGGCGACGAAGCCAATTCCGGAACCCCGTTCGCCGACGCGTACGTGGACGATGTGGTCGACTGGGCCGTCGGCACCACGCACGGACTCAAACAGACCAGCGAACGCGTGGCCGGCACCAGAATGTACCAGTCAATCGCAGTGCCATTGGACCTCAAAGCCAATCGCGGCCTGACCATCTACCTGGTCGCGTTGCATGCCAGCATGCTGGTGCTGCTGCTTGCCGCAGGCGTGCTGTGGCTCGCCGTGCTGATGCGTAAGATCTGGGCGCGTGCCCACGGACGACGGTATCGGCTGGGGCTTGCGCAAGGGTTCAAAAACTCGCTGGTCACGTTGACTATCGCCACTATGGCCACGTTCGTGCTGTTCTGCGCCGGCCTTGGCGATGTGATCATGGGTGTGGTCAAACTGGCATGGGGCAGTGCCCCAGTGGAGAATCCGGGCGTGATGTATTGGAGCTGGCCGGTGATCCAGATCGTGTGCGTCGCCGTGGTGTGGGCATGGTCCCGCGTGTTTATGCGGCTGATCGAAGAGGCAACCCATCGAGGCATCGCGCAGTGGCCGCCACGTAAGGGTGCTATCGGCGAAATCGTCAGCGGACGGCAGCCGGTGCTGGCTTCCACGCGGTTCGGACGCGTGATGTTCTGGCTGACCGTGGCCGCCATGTTCTGCGTATTGCTGGTGTTCGCGTTCTGGGGGCTGTTCATCTACTGACGGGGCGAATGTATCTCGGAACGCGCACGTGCGGCGAGCGTATGCATAACAGGATGCGATGAACGGCAAGAAAAGGAGGTGCGATGCCGCTGTATCAAGACGAAGGCGTGGTGCTGCGCACCGCCAAACTCGGCGAAGCCGACCGCATACTCACCTTGCTCACACGTGACCATGGCAAAGTACGCGCCGTCGCGAAAGGCGTGCGCCGTACCAAATCGCGTTTCGGAGGCCGACTCGAACCGTTCATGCGCGTGGCGCTGCTCATTGCGGAAGGTCGTTCACTCGACGTCGTGTCCCAAGCCGAATCGATCGCCGCGTATGCAGGGCCGATTTGCGCCGATTTGAAATTTTTCTTGTGAAAAAAGCCCACTTTCCCACTTTTATTTCTTATTTAATTGCGATAAAAAGTTTTAATAATATATAAATAGGGCGAGAAAAGTGGGCATTTGGCCAAAAGCCAAAATACATAGCACAAGTCGATGGAAATGTCAAGACTTTTTACCGAAAGTTCTTCCTTTTTCTTTCAAGCTGTGCTATACTATAAGAGCCACACAATCTAATATGTTCAAGTCGTTTAGGGAAAACTGCTTTGGTAAAAAGTGTTTTCTCTCTTTACTCATTTCATTTGTCCCTTTGCGGCTTGATTGAGATTGTGTGGCAACAATGAGGGTTGACACTTTTTCGGTGCGTCTCTCGTTGTGGGGGCGCACTTTTTTAATGCCCTCGGAAAGGATGGGATAATGAGATGAGAAAGTTCTTGGCAGCGTGCATGGCGATTGTCATGATATTTACGATTGCAGGTTGCAGTTCAGAGGGGCATGAAGGAGAAGCTAAAACTCCATCGGGTTCCAGTATTCAAAAAGGCAAGGATTATCAAAAAGTAGTTGACGAATTTGAAAGTAGTGGTTTCACAAACATCAAACTTGAAAAACTTGACGACCTTGTTACTGGTTGGCTTACAAAAGACGGTGAGGTTGAATCTGTTTCCGTGGATGGCGATACTGGATACTCTGCTGATACTTGGTATCCGGCTGATGTCGAGGTTATAATCACATATCACACATTCCCGGAAAAAGAAACTTCTAAAACAGATAGCGAATCCGTTTCAACCGAAGAGCCTGCCGTTGATATTTTGACAGTAGATAATTCTCCAGAATTGGCAGCAATACTTTCTCTTAAAGCAGATATGGATCAATCGTATGCCGATTTTGCAGAGGCTCATAAGAACCAGGTTATTGAGTTTAATGGCTGCATTACATATCTTACAAACCACGATAACTACGACACTCGATATGATTTGCTAATCAGTGCGGGAGACTATGTGGATGAAAATACTGCAAACCCTGGTCCAACTTTTAAGTTTAAGGATGTTGGGGTATATGATTTAGGAGACGGACTTACGCTTGCTGATTATATCAAAGTCGGCAGCAATGTAAGAATACAGGCTAAAGTGCGGAGCTACAATTCTGATACCGGTCTCTTTGAACTTGATCCAGTAAGTGTAGAAGCTCGATAACAAACAACTTTATATTTGACCGAGATGCTTAAACGGTGTCTCGGTCTTTTTTTATGTCTTTTTCCGCCGCGCGAAAAATACATTCCCTTTTATGAAGAGAGGAGTAAAAAAGCTATTTTTAAGAATAGACATTCTCTTTTCAGTTTTGAAAAAACTACATGAAAGGAGGCTCATTTGCCAATGCTCGAAAGCCAATTTCAATCGAAGCTCATTAAGGAGCTTAAGAAACTTTTTCCGGGTTGCATCGTGATGAAAAGCGACTCTGGATATTTACAGGGCATTCCTGATCTGCTTATTCTGTTCAATGACAAATGGGCTGCTCTGGAATGTAAACAACACGCTGGCGCAAAAAAGCAACCGAACCAAGAATATTATGTGGGCAAGATGGACGAGATGTCTTTTTCCAGATTTATTTGCCCCGAGAACAAGGAGGAAGTGCTGCATGATCTTCAACAATCATTCCAATCTTGAAGGGCAACACGCTTTTCTTGGTGCCAGCAAGTATCATTGGATTAACTATGATGAAACAAAAGTAGCCGATGCTTATTCAAAGTTTTTGGCCACACAGCGAGGGACCGTTCTACATGACTTTGCATGTCAATGTATCACTTTGGGGCAAAAACTCCCCAAGTCACAGAAAACATTGAACATGTATGTCAATGACGCAATTAGTTTTCGTATGGTGCCTGAACAGATTCTGTTCTATTCAGAAAATTGCTTTGGCACCGCCGATACGATTGTATTTCGGAATGGTACGCTTCGTATTCACGATTTGAAGACCGGTGTCGTGCCGGCGCACATGGAGCAGCTTGAAATATACGCTGCTCTTTTTTGTTTGGAATACAAGGTGAAACCATCGGAAATCGAGATGGAACTTCGTCTGTATCAGAACAACGAAATTCTGTATCACACACCTACTGCCGAAGATATTGTTCCAATCATGGACAAGATTATTACTTTCGACAAGGTTATTAGAAAAATCAAAGAACAGGAGGGTTAAACCATGAGTCTCACGGATGATATTTTAATGCATTACGGTATGCCCAGAAGGTCTGGTCGTTATCCTTGGGGTTCGGGTGATAACCCTTATCAACACAGCGGCGATTTTCTCTCTCGTGTAGAAGAACTGAAAAAGTCTAATTTCACCTTTACCGATAAAGATGGAAAAACCTACACAGGAGAAGTAGCCATTGCAAAATCTATGGGTCTAAGCACAACCCAATTTCGTACCCAGATGAGCCTTGCAAAGGATGAACGCCGTTCTGCTGATGTCGCTACGGCTAAGGCTCTTCGTGCTAAGGGTTATAGTTTGAATGAAATCGCTGATAAGATGGGCTTTGCTAACGATTCTTCGGTTCGCTCGCTTTTGAATGAGAGTTCCGAAGCTCGTATGAATCAGGCAAAGCAGACCGCTGAATTTCTGAAAAAACAGATTTCGGAAAAAGGCATGATCGATGTCGGAACCGGAGTCGAAAGAGAGCTTGGTATTTCGAAAGAGAAAATGAACCAGGCTCTTTATATTTTGGAAATGGAAGGCTATCCCATCTATGGCGGCGGTGTCCCTCAGGTAACAAACCCGGGTAAGCAAACAAACATCAAGGTTCTCTGCCCTCCAGGAACAGAGCATAAAGAGATTTATAATTTCGAGAATGTCCATTCCGTCAGAGACTATGTGTCTCATGATGACGGCGAGACATTCGACAAGTTTGTCTATCCTAAAAGTATGGATTCAAGCCGCTTGAAAATCCGTTATGCGGAAGATGGCGGTATTCAGAAAGATGGTGTCATTGAAATTCGTCGTGGTGTAGACGACTTATCTCTCGGTGATTCCCATTATGCTCAGGTTCGCATCCTGGTCGACGGCAATAGATATCTGAAAGGAATGGCTGTTTATTCTGATGATCTTCCTGATGGTGTGGATGTAATGTTCAACACCAATAAGAAAAAGGGCACTCCGACATCGGATGTTCTGAAGAAGGTAAAGGATGACCCCGATAATCCGTTTGGTTCCCTTATCAAAGCCGGTGGGCAGAGCTATTATATCGATGCTGATGGTAAACGACAGCTCTCCCTTATCAATAAGCGTGCTGAAGAGGGCGATTGGGGTGAATGGGCGGATAAACTCCCCTCCCAGTTTCTTTCTAAACAGAGTTTGAGTCTTGTCAATAAACAGCTGAATTTGGCGGCATCTGATAAGATGGCTGAATTTGATGAAATCTGCTCACTGACAAATCCGACGGTCAAAAAATCATTACTGAAATCCTTTGCGGATGATTGTGACTCTGCTGCTGTGCACCTTCAGGCAGCTGCTCTTCCTCGTCAGAAATATCAGGTGATCCTACCTATAACTTCGATGAAAGACAATGAAGTGTATGCCCCGAATTACAAGAATGGTGAAACAGTAGCTCTGGTTCGTTACCCACATGGCGGAACTTTTGAGATTCCTATCCTTACAGTGAATAACAAGCAGGCAGAGGCTCGTCGAATCCTTGGCAACACACCTAAAGATGCAATCGGTATTAACAGTAAGGTTGCGGAACGGCTTTCAGGTGCTGACTTTGATGGTGATACTGTCATGGTCATCCCCTGTAACTCTGGTAAAAGCAAGGTCAAGATTACTTCCACTCCTCCTCTGAAGGGACTTGAAGGATTTGACCCAAAATTGGAGTATGGTGGAAAACCGGCTGGCACTTTCAAGCCTATGAAGAACACACAGAAAGAGATGGGTGTCATTTCTAATCTGATTACCGATATGACTTTGAAGGGTGCCACGCAGGATGAGCTTGCAAGAGCCGTTCGCCATAGCATGGTAGTTATCGATGCCGAAAAACACAAGCTGGACTATAAGCAAAGTGAGATCGACAATGGCATCAGCTCTTTGAAAAAGAAGTATCAGGGCACGGTTGACGAAGACGGAAGATACCACGAGGGTGCTTCGACTCTGATTTCCCGTGCTAAATCGGAGACTTCTGTCACTAAGAGGCAAGGTAGTCCGAAAATCGATGAAAAGACAGGCGAATACATATGGAAAGATGTGGATGACCCTGTTTATGTCGATAAGCGAACTGGCAAGGTCAAAGAGCGTACTCAGCCCAGCACTAAGATGGCTGAGGCAAAGGACGCCTATACCCTGGTTTCCGAAGCTGATACCCCCGTGGAGCGTGCTTATGCTAACTATGCCAACAAAATGAAAGCCCTGGGCAACCAGGCTCGTCTTGAGATCCTCTCCACTGGGAAAGTACCCTACTCCGCCACTGCAAAAGAGGCCTATCAAACTGAGGTCGATTCTCTGAATGCTAAGCTCAATGTAGCTCTGAAGAATGCACCCAGAGAAAGGCAGGCTCAGACTATGGCTAATGCGGTAGTGGCTGCTAAAAAGCAGGACAATCCGGATATGACAAAGGGCGAGCTCAAGAAAGCAAGCCAGCAGGCGCTTACTCAGGCTCGTGCCTCTGTTGGTGCAAAGCGAGAGACCATCAAGATTACAGATCGTGAATGGGAAGCAATTCAAGCTGGCGCTATTAGCGAGAATAAGCTTACCCAAATCATCGACAATGTGGACATTGACAGTCTTAGACAGCGTGCAACACCGAGAGCGACAACAACTCTCAGCACTGCAAAGCAGAATAAGATCGCTTCGATGAATGCTTCTGGTTACAGCACATCGGAAATTGCTGAAGCTCTTGGCATTTCTACGAGCACAGTGTCCAATTACTTGAATTGAAAGGAGTGACTGGCATGAATGGTTCTTGTGCCCTTACCACATTTGACAACCCTTACAATCCATTTGAACAGTTCTCCGATTGGTTCCTGTTTGATGTAGAAAAGGGTTACAACACTTGCGCTTATCTCGATCGAATTGCTCACACTTCTGACCAATTCTCTGAAGAAGAGAACAATCAAGAGATTGAAAGAGCGATTGACGAGATCATTCGTTACGACTTCATGAACATTTACAAGAAAGTTAAGAGAACGAAAACAACAAAAGCAGATAAGACTTGAACTATAGGTTGAGGTCTAATACTCTTTGAATAAAATTTTTGTTTTCTTTTCTGAAAATATTTGAACTTGAAGTCAGCATAAACAAATTATCACTTGATCTGCACTACTGCCGCTGGGCTTAAAGGCATGGGGAGGGGGTCTCCAAAATCGCACCCCCTACCTCATCGCGGCGGTCTTAAAAAAATCTCCGGAGGGATATTTTGGGAATGGGGTTTACCCCACGGGTGCAGTATTTGAACGAGCTTACGGGGTTGAGACATTTTCCATAAAGTGTGAACATCTCCTTTCATGTTTCTTTTCTCCTTTCGGTGATTGGTGGAAATTCAGCTCTGTAAGTTCTTTCAAATACTGCACCTATTCTCACCTAAAAGAGCATCGGTTCAGATAAAAAGTGCAGTACAAGTATGCGGATATGGCGGAACTGGCAGACGCAATAGACTCAGAATTTATTGGAGGTTATCTCCGTGCAGGTTCAACTCCTGTTATCCGCACCAAATTTTTTAAGAGAGGAGGCAGTGCCAATGCCAAAAGGTAAAGCTGCAAGCTCTTCCGACT